CATTCAATATGTAACCTTATTCTATACCACATTAGGTAACTCAATACATGTTTTGCCAGACGGCGTATGCATCCAAAATCCATCTATAGGTTGCCAAAGCCAAAAATCACCTGAGATAGGAACACAACTATTGCCTTTATATTCACCAATACTCGCAGTTAACGTTGGAATCCACTCTGTATCTGTAGGTGGAAGATCTTTGTCTTTCCAATAAGGAGCATGAAGTGTAACACGAACTTCATAACCAAGATCTTCTACTTCAACCTTCTTTGACTCCAAAGAAGGATCTAATGGGCCCATTCAACATAAACAGGGATTCTTATTCATTACATATATCCTCGTTCACCACCCGTTTCGTTATCCGGATTGGGAATGAACTCCCTGAAGAATCCAAATATTGATTCAAGAAGTCCTTCTTTGCGGGGCTCAGGTCTAGGCTCCGATTCAACACTCTTTCTCCTAGACTTCCGATTCCGCCTCTTTGATTTCTTTCTAGTCATTTCTTCTCCTCGTCATCAAGGTCTATTTCAGAAGTCAAGTGTTCTGAAATTTCGTAAGCCCCCAGATCCTCGGCTTCCTTAATCGCCTTATCTATAGCTTCCTGTCTCTTATTCCTAAATAGCTTCCTAAGTAAATCTGTTGGATCCTTCAAATTTTCAGGTTGCGCTTCACTCTTCTTCCACCACGTAGTTTCAGTCGCAGATGAATCATACAATTCGAAATGTAACATCGATCTGGATGGTGCATGATCTTCGTAATCTTCGGGAAGTACATTCATGATGTGACCAACCACATCGCCTTCCTTTATTTCATCCCCCTCTTTAACATTGGGTTTGACCTCTCCATAGGCGATAACCCCACTGTTTCCCTTCACCATTACCACTTGCGTGTAGAGGTAACGATATTTAGAGTCGGGTCCAGAGTCTTCAACTCCTGTGAAGTCTTCGACCGTTACTACAGTTCCATCTTCAATAGCATATACTGTCGATCCTTCTGGGATATAAAGATCGACTCCGGTGTGGATATCATGTCTCCGCACTTTTCCAAAGGAGCCTTCATGAGTTGCTGGGATAGCGAGGTTGTAATCTTTTAGAGGGAACATCAATCACCTTAAATTGACAGCGACTCTCAACGTTTCTTTAGCTTGATCCAACAATTCAGCCATGAGAGTCACATGATCAGACTTGGTTGAGCTCATCACTCCCCACGCAGGATAGTCGATTCCAGATTGAGGAGCCTTTAACCCAGTGAATTTTGGTACGAGGTGGCCACCGCCTGCAGTAGACTCACATGAGAAGGTCCAACATGGCTCCGTCTCACCCTTTAACCAGACTGCCATAGACTTAACGGAGCCGTGAGTTTTATAATCCTTACACATTCCCACTAACTCTCGAACTTCCCCCACGAATTCCTTTAACATGCTGTTGAACATAGATCACCTCAATAATACGGACCACATCGATCATGCTGGTTAATTGAAGAGAATAGGTGCCAAACTACTGCTCCACAACCAATAAGCATTAAAGTAATGACAAATAAAAACTTACCCCAATCTGGCCATGCTGCTATCCATTCGGTCATATTTAATCCGTTACATATACCAGTTTCCACTTAGTAGCGATCTCTTTGCATCTGCGTGCTGCCAGTTGATCTGGTGACTCTCGATTACGATTTCTCTCGAAATATTCACCACGGATTTCTTGCAACGCTCCCATATCATTAACGAATTCAGTTTTAAAGCTGTGAGAGAGGTTCAATAAGTATTTGGAGTAACTCTCGATTACAACTACAGCATGTAGATCTCCGACACTGGCATCAATGTCGACAATCGTGTTATTATGGGAGTCTCTAATGTAATGGACCATATTCTCTCGCAGCGTTAAGGGCGAAACATAACAGACAGCCATCCTCACCACAATGAGCTGGCTTACCTATCTGTTTGTTCTTGTGTTTTTCCATCAGTTCCATTAAAGGAGCCACAACTTTCTGGGCCTGGGTGAACGTGAGGGCGAGGGGCTTACATCTTTGGCACGGAGAGCCGTCCTCTACGGTATAACAAACGCATTCAAACTCCTCCAACCCCCTCCTGAGTTCGCGGATTTGGAAGGCGAGGGTAGTTGACTGGAGATCTTGTACTCTGGCTTGTTCCTTCCACTCTGCCGCTTCCCGCTTCAACTCGTCGCGCTCTATTTCAGCCTTATCTCGTGGGGCCAGCGTATCATCACCAAAACTCATAGATCCATCCCCGATAATTTTCTAAGCTTTGTGGGTAAAGCCTTGATTGAAGCAAGACGCTCCTTCGAATCGCATTGACAATTTGGCCCCGTGTCTCTACCATAACCGCACCAGCTAGCATGGTTATAGGTGTGGGGAAGCAAGTGTCTTAGAACCCTCTCCATTGCTTTCAGCTCATTAGTGATCGCCTGTACGTGTTTGCAATTACCTACGATTCCCCGACTGATGACTGCACACTGACTACAAACAACAGGTTTGGAACTCATAGAAGTTAAATACTGCCCGGATATGAAAAAGGCCGGGCCCTTTCGGACCCGGCCCCTTTTTAATGCTTAGATCAAGCAGCCTTTATTAGAGGTTGCTTACCGTGACGACACCGTAGTACAGGCCACCGTCTTCGATCAGCTTCTTGCCGTAACGAGTCATGATGCCCTTGTTCGGCGTGAAACTGTTCGGATCCAACACAGTTGGAGTCGAGAGCAGTGGGATGTATGGCGCGTAGAAGTATCCACTGTCCAGAACCGAAGATCCCTTGAAACCCATGAGGATCTTACAATTTGGGAAGAGAGGATCCTTGTAGAGCCTCATCTTACCCTGGATCGTCCCGGCGCTCGTGATGCCGATGTCGATTCCGTCCTGAGCCAAAGCGTCAGAACCACGGAAATCGTTCAGCTGCTCGAACTTCGAGGCGATATCAGCGGAGGTTACCATCCAGTTGGCAGGGCCCCGGAGGGTCGTGCGGTGGATGATGTTCGCCACTTCCAATACCTTGTAGAGGAGGGCGATGTTACGATCGGTAAAGTTTACCGATGCGCCTGCGCCAGTCGCGAAGTTATGCGTGGCGCGGATAGCCGCAGCGATGATAAGGTCATTGATGATTTCTCGATCAATTTCCGCAACCATCTCGTCAGCCATCAGGTCCGTCAGCGTCGACTCGGCGTCGATGTTGTGGACAGACTTCAGATCCTGCGCGGCCTCGAGGGACCACGAGGTCTTTAACTTACGAGTCGCAGCCGCAACGCTATCCGAATCGATCGAAAGCGTTACTTCTGGCTGGAATGGGTTGTTTTCCAGGTCGAACTCGTAATCAGCCCGTACTAGCTTGCCCGTTAGGGAGCCAGCGGACAGAGTGAGCGTTACAACGCCCGTTGTATGGTTAAAGGAGGTGCTGCCCTCATCAACCGTGCACTCCGTTGGAGTGGCCGTCAGAACGACGTCTGGGTTGCCGTCAGCGTCGAAGGAGACCTGACACTCTGGTGTCGGCTCTTCGCAGCTATCAGCATCATCAGCAAACACGTTCACGACAACCGTGCCCGCGAGTACTGGACGATGAGCGAGAGTGCTCGTAGCAGTCGTAGCGCCAGTGACGGTAACGTCCTCGCCCTTAACGACCTGCGAGCTGTAGAACGGATCAAGCGCCCAACCGTTCTGGCGAGCAAACGCCTGAGCGGTGTTCTGACGCATAATCTGCGTTCCAGCCTGTGTCTGTCCCTTTGACAGAGCGTAGCGATATCTGATATAGAAGATCAGGCTCGCTGGCTGACTCATTGGCTGAACGCCAACGAGATTGTCCGCGATTAGTCTTGGATAAGACTTGCGGATTAGAGGCAGAGCAAAGCGGGTGAAGTCCGCGATGTCGCCTGTGGTCGTAGCATCCTCGAGGATGACCGACCGGTTCTTTGGATCCCACGCATTGTACTGGTTTTCCATCATTGAGGAAACCAGATCATACTTACCCGTTGGGATCTCCCTACACTTTTTCAGGACAGGAGCCCATTTCTTCACGAGCGTGTTCTTACGCGCCTTCGCGGTAAGCTGCTCTTGCTTGAGCTCTTCCGTCATGACTGGTTTATCGGAGTTCATGTTAATGTTTATCCTTATTCGATTGTATCTGCAATCTTGTCGACCTCCGACTGCGGCCGAACAGCGGCTTTAGCGGAGGTACGAGTCTGAGATTCTGTTAGGGTTCTACGAGTGGACTTGGCCGTGGCCTTCTGGCGACTCTCATCTAGGCGGGCTGTGGATGGCTTCTTGCCTTCTTCCATCTTTTCCTCACCCTTAGGAGCGTCGTCTTCTGAACCACCACCACACTTTGCACAACTACCACTCTTAGGATATGGGAGGTGATGTTCCTTACAATATCCCTCAGTGGCGACTTGCTCTTCTAGCGCACGATTACGCGCCAGTGTCTTTGCAGCAATGTCATTGGCAGTGTTAGCCTTGTTGAGGAGCGAGTTCCGCTCTTCCTTAAGCTGTCCAAACGCCTTCTCGAGCCGCGCAATTTTCTTCTGCGCGTCCTGAAGTTCCTGACTTGTCGCGCCATTATCTGTCAGTTCTACGCCTTCGGCAATAGCCTTCATTTTGCGTAGTTTGTTGGCGGACTCAGACTCTTCAATTGCTCTCTTGTTGTTTGCAGCCTGTTCCATGGTCGCTGCCTTGGACTCCATGAAAGTTTTCACACGGCGGGCGAGAGAGGCCTTTTCCTTGTTGACTTCCTCAACACAAACCTGCTTCGCACGCTCGATCTTAGTCTGGTACTCTTGATCGTACCTAGCCTTGAGCGACGTCGTGTAGCGCCCGAGTTCCTCACATATAGCTCCCGTGAGTTCCTCACTCGCGCCAATACCTTTGAGTAGCTCTTTCAGCTTATCCATCGGGATTCAACCTCCGAAGACATTAAAATTTTGTTCCTTACAAATAACTTTGCACGAAGGATTAATTTTTTATTTATGACCATTGAATCTCAGGTCAATAATACTTGGGTGGTGGGTACTTACGTGTCTTTAAATTATTCGAACAATCAGGACATATTTCTCGATGATGAATTCGACAGCGATCCATTGGCATCGGATCATGCATCCATTCCTTCCCACACTGAGAGCATTCGTGCGGGTGCCGTACACACTTAGCGCATCTTCCGTCCTGGAGAAAAGCTGGATCAATATAGTGTCCACAATTCACACACTTAATATCATTTTCATGGAGCGATCGTAGATACATATTATAATGGAAGTGTTGACTTAAGACCACCCCACATACCACGCCCACTGCGAATTTTAGGTGTTTTGATCACTCTCTGAGTCTTCTCTGGAGTTTCTCTCTCATGCTTGTATCCCCACGTTGAATGTGGGTCTATTTTAGAATAATCACCCAATTTAATGATCCAACGAACATGAGCTGCGGGGATTGACAGTCCAAGTTTAGGAATCGATTTGGCGAGTTCTCGTTTGATAGCCCACCAACGCACACCCTCTACATCTCTCCTATTCTGTACTGCTGCGATAAGATCTTTAATAGGGATACCAGAGGTAATCAATTGACCAACCGGATGAGTCTTACCTTGAAGATAGCTCTGGATTCTAGCGTGGATATCCTCAGGCGTGTGATTCTCAAAGAGACATTGTAGCCTCATATAATATCTTAGCGCGAATGGGCTCTAATCACCCAACGCTCCTTACCGGGGGAGGTAATTCCCCCCATATGGAAGATATCACTATCGAAGACTACTAACGTTCCAGCTTTACCAGTGACTGAGACAGGTTTATCATGCTTAACGTCAGGGTAATCTTCTATGTGATTCTTAATATCCATATAATGCTTGGCCGACGCGACGGCCTTCTTCCGTAATTCCGCACCCAATTTATGGGTCTTTGGGACGAACATTAGAGGACCGTTCTTGGGGCCGACATCATTAAGATATAAGAAAAATTTTAGAGCACGGGCGCGATCGAAGTGAAGATGGCCATTAGGGGCTAACCCCTTATCTGTTTGATAATCATGTGTAATGAATATTTCTGAATTGAAGCTCTTTACTCTACCCAAATAAGCGCTAGCTACTTTGCGCATCCATGGAGTATTAAAGAATTCACGTATATGTTTATGCTTCTTAATATGGTCATTATATATCCTACATGCTTTCCCAAATTCATAAGGAGGTAATGGAGGGGCATTTTCAAGGGCCGTGCGGGCATCCCTAGCAACCGCAGAGACCTTGGTATAGCGTTCAACCCTTACTATACCATATTCTCTTAATTGCCCAGCGATATGTTGTACTACTTTGTCGTTAAGTTTAATGCCGTCCATGCTTTATTTTCTCGTGGAAGGCTGGTTAGTACAGGCAGGGGGTGCCGGGAGTTTCAGGTTCGCTATAATACCTATCTGTGCAACTTTGGCAATATTGTCCACCACCACAAATCGCCGCCAGACATTCCACACATTCCCCGTGATCTTCAGGCCCCTCACCACATGCATCACAAAGAGCCTGTGGAGCCTGTGGAGCCTGTGGAGCCTGTGGAGCCTGTGGAACTTGAGGCATCATGGGACCATAATCTTCTGCAAGAGCAGCGATCTCCGCGATTGTATTCTCAGATAGGCGGGGTTTTGGCTTGCATTCAAAGACGAAATCCGGCGACTCTGGTGTGTGTTCAGCTATAAGCTGAATATCATCATCAGTAGCTTCTCTAGATTCTTTCCCAAGTTGCCTCTTTACTTTATGGACGCAGCGTTCATACTTGGCTTTTTTCGCGGGTGAAGCATCCTTTTTGCCACCACCAGTTGATGCGCCGCAAATAGCCCAAGGATTGTCCTTCTCTTCCTCTTCATTCAGACCAGCCGATTGAACAAAATCAAGTTTAGCGGCCTCGATATCTGCGCCGGATGGATCTACTTCCTCAGCATTGTTAGGATCGAAACTGGCAGGATCGGGAGATTGCGTCTCCCACAATTTACCATTAGCGAAATGATATGTAATATGCCGAGCGCTATCTGGTGTCCTGAATAGAAGATATTGATCTTCTTTTAGATCACTCGGCCGCATCTTTATCCCTTCAGGTCGTTGAGGAAATTATGAACTTCCTTAACAATATCACGTTCTTTACCATGATATGCTTCGCTCTGCTTCTGAGTCTTCAGAAGACGATTGCGGGATTCCATAACACTCAAATAGCTGCCTTGGACCGATGGTTCGGCAACGATGTCGAAGGTAACAAATGTAAAACCCGGAAGTACCTTGTAGTATTCCTTATCCTCAATTACCGCTGATTCCATGTCACCAACACCACGAGAGCTAATGCCAATATTGACACCACTCTCAACTAGACTCTTAAGAATGCCACCACATGGAGTCTTCTCAAGAATCTCGAGTTCACCAATAACCTCGTTGCCTTCCATCCACAGCTTGGTTAGAAGATGACTTACACGATCAAGGTGAATCTTAGCATCAGGTGGATGGTCGAATTCGCCAAGAACACGCCGGGAAGCGATATCTTCCTGAATTTCCTTTACGGCATGACGAAGGATCTCATTTTCATAAATCCTGCCGTTCGAGTTTGGCCGACCAGCGTACTGAAAGCGGCCAGCGAGACGCATAACGGGGACTTTCACCCCATGCACGTCCTCAATCATGACTCTATCTTTCTTGACGATCTGTAGAGGTGCAGAATCCTGGAGAAGCTGGTGCGATCCCAACTCCCCAGTACGAGTAACTAGTGACCTAGTAATCATCTGCATTCCAATTTACCTCTTAGCATTCGCAAGGTTCGCACTTACACTTCTTGCACTCGTCCTTCTTAGCCTTGGCCTTTTTACCCTTCTTCTTAGCCTTGGCCTTTTTACCCTTCTTCTTATCCTTCTTGGCTTCGCTTACAGTTGCGAGGCTCTTATCGAGGTTCTTATCAAAGGATTCCTCTTTGGGTTTTTCTGGACATTCGCAAGGATCGCACTTACACTCTGGGCATCCTTCCTCGCCGCCTTCAGCTGGAGCGCCTTCTTCCTCTTCCTCTTCCTCTTCTTCGCCTTCTTCCTCGCCACCAGCTAGTTCTGGAGGTGGGCCACCGGCCTCTTCACCACCAACTACTTCTGGAGGTGGGCCGCCAGCTTCCTCTTCACCTTCGAGTTCGCCTTCGCCGCCGAGACCTGGAGGTGGGCCTTCAGGAGCACCTTCGCCACCCATGTCAGGCATATCGCCTACTGGAGCTGGCTCCATCCCGCCCATCTCGCCGCCTGGTGGAGGTGGAACCGGAGGCATACCCTCGCTACCTTCCTCGTGGCTCCTCATCGCATCCATGACCTTTACGATCACGTCATCCAGACGCTCGTCCGTGGAGAAAGCAACTGCTACATCTTCCTTAACTGCTTTCTTCTCACTCTCTTTGCCCTCTTTTACTTCGCGGGGGGCTAGAGCAGACTTCTTGCGACCCCAAGCACGCATCCGAGGACCCTTTTGCTGATCCTCAGCCGCAGCTGGTTCGCCTTCGCCCTGTGGAGTTTCAGAGACATCAGCCTCTGGAGTCTGCTCAGCTTCGGCCTCTACTGGAGGGGCCTCTGCCGCTTCAGACTCTGGTTCCGTCACTGGAGTGGAATCATCTTCGATCGCCGCAGCGATCTGATCAATATCTTCCTTAACGTGAGTCTTCTTAGAGGCACCAAAGTGCTTATCCTGCTGATGTTCATCAGACATATCAGTCTCGCCGTCACCATAGCTCCGGCCGAGCTCGCCCTTAGGCTGCTTCATTGTGCCGCCCGAAAGGCCACTCTTGCTGACACCAGTCTTCTGATCGGACGAGCCACCCTCGCTACCTGAAGCCTTCTTTGTGTGACCAAAGTGCTTATCCTGCTGATGTTCGTCGCCCATGCCAGTTTCGCCTTCACCGTAGTTCCGGCCAAACTCGCCCTTGCCACCCTTCATCGAACCACCGCCATCAGCATGGCTTGCGCCAGTCTGCTTGGAGTAGTCTTCATCCAGTGTGGAAGCGAGTTTATCAATAAAGGACTCACTGACCGAATCAGTCTTGTCCTGAAGTTCATCAGCCATATCAGTCTCACCATGACTGTAGCTCCGGCCATATTTGCCCTTGCCACTGCCCTGGGTGTAATCTTCAGCGCCCGAGGCACCACTGCCGTCACGGCCACTGACACTCTTTGCGGTCTTATCGGCAACACCCTTGGTCTTGCCCTGGAGTTCGTCCGACATCGTGGTGTCGTCACGGCCGTAAGTACGACCATACTTGCCCTTGCCAACGCTCATCGTTGGGTCATCGTTAGATTGGGCACCGTCACCCTTCCGACCATCAGCACTCTTTGTGCTAGACTTGGCAACACCACCACCACCCTGCAACTCGCTCGCACCGGAGTTGTCTCCGCCATGCTTGAGCATCTTGCCTGGTGCGGACATGCCACCGATCTCCTCAGCTACATAGTCGTCACGAATCTTTCCACCCGTGATAACATCAACCTTACCCTCGTAGGGATCTTCTGGGAGATCCAAGGAAACGTCGTTACCCTGATCGATAACAACGTCGCGGATCCGCTCGAATTCTTCGCGGAGCTGCTTGCTGTTGACCTTCTGGGAACGATCAATTAGACGGTTAAGCTGATTGAAGCAATCCTCGAAACCATCTTCCTTGAGATAAATGTGGCCATCCGTGCGCCACTTTTCAAGCTCTTCCTGGAGCTCGATTGTAGACATCTTTTCGACTGGAGCCATCTCGCTCTCGGAGATAGCCGCGCCCCGCTGCTTGGATGCCGCTAATGGGGCAGCCGCAGGAGCAGGAGCCGGAGCCGGAGCGCCAGCAGCGCCCGGACCAGCCGGGCCAGCAGGAGCAGCCGAACCGGCTGGACCAGCGCCCATACCAGCCTCGGCGGCAGGTTCCTTCTCTTCGTCACCTGCCTCAGGCAGTGGGACTGGAGGCTCTTCTTCACCCTCTGGCTTCTTCTCTTCATCCTCAGCACCAGGCATGCGATCGAAGCTGTCCAGAGCCTGGACACGATCAATGATCTGGTCGCCAATACCGGCCAAGAGTTCCTCAGCCTGGAAGATGACGTCCGTGGATGGTTCCTCGGATTCGAGCGATGATACGATATTGTCAATATCCTGAGTGAGCTGTTCCTGGCCCTGAATGTGACCCAAGACACTCTTGATGGTCTTCATCGCAACCAGGTAGGCTTTTGCACGGTTGCTATCAATATCGGTAGCCTCCGTGAAGACGCCCTCTAGGAATACTTCATAGTCAGAAGCGAAATTCTTGCTCTCACCAAGCGACTTGGCCTTAGTGAGTAGTTCTGGACTCTGGGCCTTCTCAGCCGTCTTCGTCCAGCACTCAATGATCGATGCCTCATTGACCTTCAAATTGGTCTTGTACATGAGAGTCGCAACATCTTCAATTAGGAATGGATTGAATTCCATCTGTGAGGACAGAGCAGACTCTACTAGCCCAGCCATACCCTTCTTATCGAGTAGACAGAATTCCTGTTCTGTGCGAAGGAACTTAGCAGCCATCTCGACTGCCTCAGCGACCTTCTGCTCGCAGACTAGTCCAGCAATACCCTTGACTAGTCCCTGGAAGCTCGGAGAACTGTAAGCGCTCTCAGCGACTCCCCGCATACGACGAGCCACGATCCGACGACGTGTGAACTCATCAACAGGGATGGTGAAATCTTCACCGGTTTCCGTGAACGTGCCGCTTACAACCTGTCCTTCGGAGACTTCAACCGAGTCGGACACTGCGTTAACGAACGCTTCGATGATCTGAGGAATCCTATCCTCTTCAATAATATCCTTCTCAACATTAACCTGACGAGCTTCCCCGTCACGAGTGGTTACCCAACCACTCTCTGGGATCACGCGGCTACGGAACCGCTGCGCGGAAATCTTATCAAAAGCCTTCTCAGCGCCCCTGTAGTTGTTCTCGGAAATAGCATCAACAAGATCTTTACAGTTCTTGTCGAATAGGTCGGCCTTCTTTTCCTCGACTACCTTAATCCGCTTGATGTTATCAACGGTGTAGCGAGCGCCGTCCTTCTTAATATCACCCGAGTAGTAAGCCTTGCTATCGACGTCTTCGAAAATAAGGCTCGCTGGATGTAGCGCTGTCAGGCGGAAATTTTTCTTAGCTTCCTGGCCTAGACGAGTTACTACGCTCTCAAAGAAAAGGACCTTACTCTGCGCAGAGTTGTTGATAGCACGCAGAAAATTCCGGGCGTCCATCGTTGCCGACGCTGGAACATGCTTCTGTTCTGTGCCCATGGTTTCAAAAACCTCCGAAGATATAATAATTTGTCAGAGTTACAATCTATTTTTGTCGAAACTAATGCGCTCGTGGATGGTGAATTATGTTGGAATGTCTTCCAATGTAATGTCATCATCTAATTCTGTTTGAGTCTTAGCACCTTCAGTCAAAATTTTCTCGGCCTCATTTTTAGCCTTATCCCAATCCTCTTCAGCGATGACTCGCCCAATCCGAGGTTCAGCTTTCTCAGTTGGACCTGGTAGATTATCCAGCTCATGATTATTGAGAAGATAATCAAATCCACTATTATAGCGCTTGCCGATTGGGGATTTACCAAGAATCTGACGGCGGTACTCCATAATCACATTCTTAGCTTTATTATAGTTATAACCTTCAATTGGTAATTCTTCTAATTCTTCCTCAGCTCCACCTGGGCCACCTAGCGGTGGTCCAAGCTCGCCTCCGCCGCCAGGACCACCCTCTCCGGGCATAGTTTCAGCCGTGGCAGCTTCAGCGGCCGCCCGCTCTTCCATTTTCTTCTCCTGCTCCTCTTGCATTTCTTCGATCTCATCATCAGTCATGTTGCTAAAGCGCTTGAGAATCCACTTGTCCGGGAATAATTCCGTGCCCTTCAAAGCATCAATAACCTCAGCGCGGGAAGCCCATGTCTCAATCCGATAAAGTTCATCGATTGCACTAGATGCAGTCATGAACAGCTCGAAGGTACGGATCTCATCGGCACCGAACCCACGCAGGGCTAGGTGGACTATAGCAACTTTCTTAAGACCAGTGACCACTTCTCGCTGGATCCACTGAATCGCCTTAGCGAATTCCGGGGCAACCTTAGAGAGGGGTTCAGAATCGCCTTCAGAGGGGTCTCCAATTCCTACCCTTGAAAATGGGATCTTGAGGGCCGATATCATCTTCTTCTTGAAGTATTCGATATCAGCAATCTGATCCAAATTCTCAGCGCCCGGTAGAGTATCAATCTCAGGACCGGAACCGTCTGGCCGCCTTGGCAACCAGAAATCGTCCTCCTGAATCAGTGGATTCCACCGTTCATTGACATCCCCGCTAGCCGGATCGAAGAACTTCCGCTTCTTGAACTGGCGAGCAATCAATTCGATATATTGCGGCACTTCCTTAGTTGGGATATTACCGACTGGAATCTTGAAGATACGCTTTTCAGGAGCCCGTGTTAAACGGTAGATTAGCGCAGCATCCTCCATCAACCTCAACTGTTTGAAGTGTTTTCTGGTCCCATCCAGGATAGAGCGGCCGTATGGGTGGTATATGTTCTCATAACTGGTCAAGCGTAAATGCATAACCTGCCATGGGTGAAAGAACGTGGGAGCTCCGGCCATCTCATCCTGGTAGAAGAATCCGACCAAATCACCAAACTTAGTCTCAACTCGTGTAAAGTTGTAGACGTTCATATGGCGAATCGATGCGATCCCATTCCGATTCTGTGTAGGAATGATCTCCGATGGGAAATCACCATATTTGCACAGATATCGCACCATTGGTCTAAGAATATTATCAATATTCAGGGTATTATAGAAGAACTCCTCAAGTTCCTTCCTGACCCTGAGTGAACTAGATTTGACCATGAGGCTGTGATGCACCTCAGGGTCAATCAGGCTGGCTTCGTCAGCATACATATCCAACGCAGCCGTGATTTCACCTACCTGATCTTCTTGATCAAAGTCCTTATACCGTTCTAAACGGTTGATTTGTAGATTAGTCTGTTCCAGCAACGAATGCTGGGTGGTGAAGTTCATGAATTCGCCAGCAGCGGAGATTCTGGCGAGGGATGATTGATCTTGGAATAGATTTTCACCCCTGTAGATGTTAGTGGCTTTAAAGAAAGCCGAGATCCTATCGAATAATTGCCAACTCATAGACTATAACCGCTCTTATATATCTTCTATCCGATAGTGTATCACTTCCGACGATGCTTAATTATGTGCTTCTTAGGATTCACCGGAGCGACACGTCCTCGTACAACTGGCAATCCACCGAGTTGGGCTGTAAAACCCTGCAACTCCTGAGCAATAGTTTGAGGTTTCGGTACACTGGTCATAATTGATACGGGCAATAATGCTCCCCGCATTGCTTCGGATGATAACTGGTCCATACGCTCCTGACGAGATATTCCAGGATCATGCATAGATGGGGATTCTGGAACATGGATCGGGATCAATGAAGTTACGCTGCGCGTAGCCGCCTGATTAGCTCCAATAAAACACAATCCCGTGGCGATTACTAAATCGTCAGTATTGCCCTTGCCTGGTTCGCAACCAGTCTTATGAGCCTTCAGATGGACGTAAATTGTGCATTCTTTATGCAAGCGGGGGGACTTGATTACCCAACCACCCTCACCCGTATTATCCACTAAAGTCTTATTAAGAATCGGCTTAGATGCAGCGCTGGTGTTGAATCCAATATCACTATACTTGATTGGCTTATTATATGGGTTCTTCTTCTGTTTCCGATATAGACTGTGATACATCAAGATTTCGTACAATTCTTGGCATACTGCTACTCCCATACCAGTTCGCTCAACCGTAGCGAAGGCATCATTATAATATCTGCCTACGTAATCAACCATGCGAGCGAAGACACGGGGTATGGTCCTAATTTGTAATTCTGCAACCTGTTCTTGAGTAGTAATGTCGAATACCTGGATAGTTGAAAAGTCATTCGAATCACCGCTCGCAATATCAACCCCCATACAATAACTGTGTGCCGGTTCTCCCAGATCCCCAGTTTTCTCATTGGGCTGTCGCCCATAATTTGGTTTGTCCCATACCCACAAGCGATGTTGAAAATTCAATGTTGCGTGTTCTTCAGTATTGGGGTTGACATAATCAACCTCACCGATTGTCTTATAATCCTTACTGATTGTAGATTGAATCTGTTGCAATGTCTGCCGACTCAAAACGGTATTACCAGTACCCAAGAAATCGGCTAAAATTTCCTGTCGGAACTTCGAAGAATCACCCTTCTGAGTCAGTTGTCGATATTGTTCCTCAAGCCATGGGCTCCAATATGGACCATACTTTTCAATTTCTTCCTGACCCACACACTTGCGTATACCGCGCGTTGGAGCGATTAAATGATCCTTACCTGATAATTCATCCTTAAACTCAAGCTCCCAATCCATGTCCCACCAATTAATCATGATGGGTTTGAAATCATTATCATCAGCTTCAGCATCAGTCCACGTCTGCCAATACCAATTACCAATGCCCTTGGTTGTTGAAATGACGATCACTGAACCACCGTGCTGCAATGATGGCTGGCCTGCCGCCCACATCTGATCCATATCAGGAACGAAAGCGGCTTCGTCCACAATATTCAAAGATGATGCGTGCGAACGGAGGGTATCTTTAGACGATGTCAAACTAATAATGCGTGAGCCATTTGGAAATCCAACCTCGTGTTCATTGTCAATAACACGCGGCCAAATAGCTCTCATCCATTCAGGTAGATTATCATGAATAGTCTTGACGTTCTTACTCAAGAAATCCATAGCATCTAAGTCTCGCTTGGAAACGATCAAGATGCGTTTCTGGTTGAAGAACATCGCATACCAAAGAGCAAATCCGCCTGAAACGGTCGAAATCCCGCACTGACGAACCTTCTTAAAAATAGTATAGCGATTCCTAGTAAACTCTCGCAAGCACATTTTTTGGTACTGGAAGAGATTAAAAGGTATGATTCCTAGCTTAGGATGTTGGATCTTCCCAAACTGATCCAGGAAAAAAGATGGACTTTTCTGGCAGCGTAGGATAACCTGTTTTGTTACTTCATCAATCTTTGGCATCTTTTGTCTCGTCCGGATAAGGAGCAGCTTTCAAGAGAGCTGCTAACTCCTTAGCATTTACACCAATCTCTTGCTGCACGAATAATTGTGTCCCCTTACCAGCCGACAACAGCTTCGCGAATGAATCCAGTAACTTAACGGCATTAGCGTTTGTATCAACTTTAGCTCTTAATGCAGAGACTAACATTTCAACATAGACTCGCTGCGCATTCCCTGCTTTTACTGTATCGTCTAAGAATTTGATTGTCTCTTGAAGCTGCGTACGATCACTATTATGATCATTAAGAATCGACGCAGCCACCGACATGAATTTCTGGAATACCCTATTAACTGCATCCTCTTCGGAGGTCGGTATTACATCCACATCAGGCTTCTCTGGAACTACAACCTGCTTCTTCTTCCCAAGTGGATCTTCGGCATCCTTGAGGACAGCTTTTAAGATCTCGTCTTCGGACACAGGTTCACTGGTTGTTGGCTTGTCGTCACTAGACATTACTGGCCTTTCTGTAGAAGCTGACGCACCGAATAAAGCCAATCCCAATTTAGTTGGACTGGGGAATTCTTGTAGTGGAGTTGCCCATCCTTCAAGGATAATTCCTCTCCCTCAAGAATATATGAATTGTTAGTTACTCCCTGCTCTGATTCCTCCCACCCACCAAAAGCCATGTTAGCTAGTGCATCAACTGCGTGTGTGAGAAGACTACGATCAGAAATAGCCTTCAAATCATCTTCAGTCAACGATTTACCCCAATTCTTGATTAAAAAATTGGCAGCTTCATCGATTTCAGGCTTCGGTTGGTGCCGAGAGGCCCGGCGTGTTCTCATTTGAATCTTTTTCATTGGATCTGGTCTCCTGTAACGATCACTCCCACTCATATGCTTCTTCGAGCGCGGAGTCCGATGCTTGCGTACAGCTCGTTGTATAGAACTGTCATGAGACAGTGGGGCTACACCCTCAACAAAGTCCTTGAGTTTCTCATCAAGGTTTTCTGGAGTACTTGCATCAAGAATTTTTTGCAATTCCTCCTTAGCCTTGATAAGATCATTCGTCATCATCGTCTCCGTCGAAATCCTTTTTCGAGCTGCGAGAGAGTTTCTGATGATCCTGATTCAGAGGCGAGTCAGTAAATTCAAACTGCCGAAGTCGTAACTGCTTTAAAAAGCTCGTTACCCTCTGTCGGGATAATCCACTCTCCCTCACCAGCTTCCCGATGAGGCCGTCGTAGGGCTTCTCATCCTTCTCATATAAATTTTCCAGAGCACCCACTATAGCGAGACCCCCATTGTCATACTTGGCCATCTCCTTGGCCTCGTTGATGAATCTCTCAAATAGAGCAGCACCTGGTCGATGGCGGTTTATGAGATGCCCCTTATAAGTACCATAATTCTTCTTGTCACGCATCTCACGCTTAATATGTGCCAAGATTACTGTCTTAGCAATTTGGCTCCACATATTGAAAACCTTAGTGTGTCCAGGCTCATAATTGAATTTATATAATGTCTTCTCAATCTGTGTCCATCCGACTTGGAATAAATCACCAAAACTAGCTGCATCATGACCTGGATAGATGTTGTGGAAATTATGCGTTCTGATTATTTGACGCAGTAATTCCATAGCATGACTCATAATCTCATTGCGTAACTCTACAGCTGTACAACCGCCTTTAACATATTCAGTGAGTAATTTTTCTACTTTGTGATTATCAAAATAGTAACCCTTAACCCTAGCCTCATCCTCTGGTCGAATTACGACTACAGGCTTCGGTGCAGGTTTAGTTTCTGTCTTCACAGGCATAGGATCCCCCGGTTTAGATGATTTAGGATTAAGAGGCTTAGATTTGGATTTAGGGATAGTCTTCTTACGCTTTTTTTGGCTTGCGGAAGCGCGAGCGGACGAATTGTTCCCCATCGATGGTTATATCTTTGAAAATTACTTTAGTCTTATACCCCATTTCAACAATGGCCTTGAGCTGGCTCCGACCATGTTTGTAGAGGTAATAATTATTAAGGAATAAGAAGGCGAATACACGGGCCCACTTCCGTTCATTGACCCTGAGCGCTCTACCGACTTTCTGCTCATAATCACTCCAAAGTTGGCCCCCGCCACAGATAATCAAATTATCCACCCCACCTTTAATATCCAATCCCCGCTTAAGGATCTTGCCGCCTATTAAGCAGCGAAGCTTACGTTCCTCGAACATTTTTAAGTACTTCTGACGAATACCCTTTGATGTCTTACCATATATGAAATGAGATCCGGGTATTACTTTCTCAAGATTCTGTCCCAATTCTTCAACATTAAGAGTGTCTACCAGAACTAGAGTGTTGTCATTTGGGAATCCTGCCACAATCTGCGCAATTCTATTATGGAAATCAGCATTCTCAATCATTTGCTCGCGCTCAGCGATATCAAATGCGGTCTTATCATCCTTATGCCCATCCTCTCCCATAACCATCATATGGAACCTAATAGGGA